TGCAGGACCGCCGCGCAGCCTTCGCCGCGTGGGAGGCAGCCGGATCGCCGTGGCCACCTCCGGCCGGGCTAACAAGCGCATGCCTCGACGCCGCGATGGTCCGACCGGGCAAGCCGCAACCGAAGTGGGGCAAGCGATGACCCCCGTCGAAGCCCGGCGCTGGGTGGTCATGGCGCTACTCGACCACGCAGCGACGCAGGCCGAGCAATGGCACGAGGCCGCAAGCCGCAGCCCCATGGCGGCACCCATTGCTAACGAATGGGACCGCCAGCGCGAGACGCTGCTGAGGGCAGTCCTGGCCATGACCGAGGCCGAAAACACGCGCGCGTCAACCGAAGGAGCGACACGATGAAGCCAGACGTAACGCTGCGGCTGCTGGCCATGCGCGCCACCAGCCCGGACCCGGCGACGCTTGAGGATGCCGTGAGGGAGATCGAGCGGCTGCGGCAGCTTGTGCCGTGTGAGTGCCACAAGGACGGGCTGGCGGGGAGGGGTGCATGAACCGGCGCGCAGTCATCGAGGCGGTCCCAGATCCCGACGCGCCCAACCGCACCATCCGGCGCCAGCGCGTCTATGACCCCATGCGCCGGCTGCTAGAGACGGGCGCCATTGGCCAGCCACACTGGCTAGCGGCCGAGCGGTTCCGGGATTGCTATGCGTTAGCCGAAGGGGCGCGTGAGGGCTCTGGCGGGCGCCTGGAAGCCTGGCAGCGGTGCCACTATGCGCAGCGGGTGGCAGATGCTCGGCAAGAGGTGCAAGGCAGCCTGCAAGCCGTGGGGCTGCGGCTGAGCGCGGTATTCGTGGCTGCGGTGATCCAGCAGCAGCCGGTGCGGCAGATGGAGCGCGACCTGTCCATGCGCAGCGGCACAGGGCCGGAGCGCATAGCCGAGGCGCTGGAGACGCTGGCGAAGTGGCAGGCGCAGCATGGCGCTTGACAGCGGGGACGGAAACGGCATATGAAAGCCTATCGTCTAGAGTTGCGCCCGGAGCCGCAAGGTTGCCGGGCTTTTGCGTTTTCCGGAGCTTTCATGCCGCGTGATCCTCGCATCCCTGGCGGCACCAAGCGCCCCGCCAATGGCGCGGGCTACGGCGGACCAGCGAAGGGCGCCGGCAACCGCGCGGCAGGGCCTGGGCGCCCGGCTGGCGTGGCGAATGGCGAGGGAAAGCGGGCAAAGTTTGCGGAGATCCTCGCGCCCCGCACACCAGAGTTGGCCGAGCGGTGGCTAGAGATTGCCAACGATACGCAGCACCCGCACCAGCATACGATGATCCTTAAGGCTGCCGAATTGGCGGGCGAGTTCAAGGCGCAGGTTGATGTCACGTCCGGCGGCGCGCGGATCGGCTACGTGATCGCGGCGCCGCCGATGGCAGAGGATGCGCATGCTTGGATGGAGCAGCACAAGCCCCGGTGATCGTGTGGCAGCCGCAGCGCGGCCCGCAAACGGCGTTTCTGGCATGCCCGGTGTTCGAAATCTTCTTCGGGGGTGCGCGCGGCGGCGGCAAGACGGATGCTGTCCTCGGCGAATGGGCGGTGCATGCCGATCGCTACGGCAAAAGCGCCATCGGGTTGATGGTGCGTCGCTCGCGGGTGGAACTGACCGAGACTTTCGAGCGGGCCAAGACCATTTTCACGCCGTTGGGCGCATCGTTCACCACGATGCCGATGCGGGTGGTGATGCCTGGCGGTGCGCGGCTGACTTTCGCCTATCTGGAGCGCGACGCGGACGCCGAGGCCTACCAGGGCCACAGCTACACGCGGGTTTACGTCGAAGAGGCGGGCAACTTCCCGACCGCTGCGCCGATCCTGAAGCTGTTCGCGACGCTGCGGTCTGGTGACGGCGTGCCGTGCCAGATCAGGCTGACGGGCAACCCGGGCGGGCCGGGGCATCAATGGGTGAAGGCACGCTACATCGACCCGGACCCGTTGGGCTGGCGGGTCATCACGGACGCCGAGAGTGGGCTGGAGCGGGTCTATATCCCGTCGCGCGTGGGGGACAACACGCATCTCGGGCCGGATTACGTGCAGCGCATCAAGGCCTCGGGCTCGGCCACGCTGGTGAAGGCCTGGTTGGACGGGGATTGGTCCATCATCGCGGGGGCGTTCTTCCCCGAGTTTAGCACCTTGTCGCATGTGGTGCCGGCGCAAGAGTTGCCGCCTTCCTGGGCGCGGTTCCGCGCGATGGATTGGGGCAGCGCCAAGCCGTTTAGCGTCGGCTGGTATGCGATCAGTGATGGCAGCATGTCGCGCTTTCCGCGTGGCGCGCTGATCCGCTACCGCGAATGGTATGGATCGACCGGCGAGCCTAACACGGGGCTGCGGATGACCGCCGAGCAAGTCGCGGACGGCATTCTGGCGCGTGAAAAGGCAGACGGGCCGCGCATGTTGGGCGTGGCTGATCCCGCGATTTTCAGCGAGGACGGCGGGCCGAGCATTGGCGAGCGTATGCATAGGCGAGGGGTGATCTTCCGGCGCGCCGATAATGCGCGGGTGGCGCAGCGGGGCGCCATGGGGGGCTGGGATCAAGTTAGGGCGCGGCTGATCGGTGATGGCGAGAAGCCGGCGCTTTACCTGTTCGACACATGCCGCGACTTGATTCGGACGCTGCCAGGGTTGCAGCACGACAAGGCGCGGGCTGAGGACGTTGACACCGAGGGCGAGGACCACGCGGCCGACGAGCTTCGGTATGCGTGCATGTCGCGCCCCTACATTGCGCCGTTGAAGCGTGACGACCGGGCGCCGCGTGACCGCTACGGCCGCAATGAGCGCGTTGCAGAGGATTGGAAAACCGCATGATCGAGGGAGGCACGATGGACCGCGACATGCTGCCGACCCTCGTGGAGTGGTTCGAAGACGCGGAGATGAACAGCGACACCGCGCGGCGCAACGCTGAGCGGGACCGCGACTATTACGACAACAAGCAATACACGGCCGAGGAATTGGCGGTGTTGCGGGCGCGCAAGCAGCCGGCGATTGCTGACAACCGCATCCGGCGCAAGGTGGACTACCTCGCGGGGCTGGAAAAGCAGTCTCGGCAGGATCCGAAGGCGTATCCGCGCAACCCGAACGACCAAGCGGCGGCGGACGCTGCCACGGACGCGATCCGGTTTGTGGCCGAGGGCAACCGCTTCCCGATGATCGCATCGCGCGTGTGGGAAAACGTGCTGATCGAGGGCGCGGGCGGCGTGGATGTGTGCGTGGAGCCGGGCGGGCCGCAGGGCTACCGCATCACGCTCAAGCGCATTCCGTGGGATCGGATGTTCTGGGATCCGCATAGCTCGGAAGGTGACTTTTCGGACGCCAAATATCTCGGCCTCGTCATGTGGATGGATGCCGAGGACGTGCTGGCGCGTTGGCCCGGCTCCGAGGACGTGATTGAAAGCACATACGCGGCGCAGTCGCACAGCGACACCTTTGACGACAAGCCGCGCTATGGTGTTTGGGGCGACGGCAAGCGCAAGCGCGTGCGCGTGGCGCAAATCTACTGGCAGGGCGTGGATGGCTGGCAATACGCCGCATACACGAAGGGCGGTTTTCTCGATGAAGCGCAGCCTTCGCCCTATGTGGACGAGGATGGCGCTCCGGACTGCCCGCTGATCTGCCAGAGCGGCTATGTGGACCGCGATAACAACCGCTATGGCGTTGTCCGGGACATGATCGACCCGCAGGACGAGATCAATAAGCGCCGATCCAAGGCGCTGCATCTGCTGAGCGTCCGCCAGGTGATCGCGGAACAAGGCGCCGTGCAGGACGTGGACGCGGCGCGCAAGGAACTGGCTAAGCCGGACGGATACCTTGAAGTCGCGCCCGGCATGCGGTTCGAGATCCAGCAGACGGCGGACCTCGCGGCCGGGCAGATGCAACTTATGCAGTTCGCCATGTCGTCCCTGGACGCGATGGGTCCGAACGCCACGATGCAGGGCAAGGGCAAGGACACGGCGAGCGGCCGTGCGATTGCGTTGTCTCAGCAGGGCGGGCTTATCGAAGTCGGCATGTTGCTGGATGCGCACCGGGACTGGAAGCGCCGCGTCTATGAGGCGATCTGGCAGCGCGTGCGGCAGTTCTGGACGGCTGAAACTTGGGTGCGCGTCACGGACGATGAACAGACGGTGCGCTTTGTCGGGCTGAACGTGCCGCAGAAGGACGAGATGGGCCAAGTGGTCACGCAATATGACCAGATGGGCCAGCCTGTCCCGGTGCTTGAGAATGCCGCCGCCGAGACGATGGTTGACATCGTGATTGACGAGGCGCCGGACGTGGTGACGCTGCAAAGCGAACAGTTCGAAGTGCTGGGCAATCTCATGCAGGCGGCGCCGCAGTTCATGCCGGCGCTTATCGAGCCGTTTCTACGTTCCAGCACGCTGCGGAACAAGGATCAGATCATCGAGCGGGTTAACGCGGTGTTGCAAGCGCCGCCGCCGCCTAATCCGCAGATGCTTGAGGTGGAACGCAAGGCGAAGCGGGACCAGGGCGACTTGGCCATTGATGCCGCGCGGCTGTCGCTCGATGTGGCGAAGGCTAGCGCGCCGCCTGCACCCGCGCCGATGGGCGCTTTCTAATTCGGCGGGCGCTTCGGCGCTTGTCGCGAGCCGTCGCCGGGCTTTCGGGCGCATGGGCTGTCGCCTGGCCTTCAACCGGGCGTTTGAGCGGGACACATGGAACAGGAAACGGACCTCGGGCCGGCTGTAGAGCCGCGCTCGCTATCGGACATTCTGGGCAGCCAGCCGGACACGGCGGCGCGTGCGGAACCATCTGCGGGGCAGCAGGCGGAACCACAAGCGGCGACGACCGAGCAGGAAACGGGCGAAGCCAAGGCGCAGCGGGCACGCGATGAAGCGGGTCGGTTTGCGCCGGAAGCACAGACGGCGCCGCCGGCCGAGCCAAATGCACCGGAGGAAGGTCGCGTCGCAGCGATCAAAGCCGAGCGTCAGCGCCGCCAGCAGGCGGAACAGCGCGCGGCGGATTTGGAGCGTCAACTACGGGAGTTCCAGCAGCGCCAGACGGCGCCGGCAGCACCGCAGGCACCGGCACAGCCGGCAGCGCCCGCGCAGCCTCCGGCGGACTTCTGGGCCGATCCGGAAGGCTACGTCGCCAATCTGCACAAGCAGACGCAGGCGGAGGTAGAGCGCCGGACTTCGGAGGTGCGGTTTGCACTTGCTGCCGAGGTGGTGCGGTCGCAGCACGCGGATTACGACGAGGCCGAAAGCGCCCTGCATGAGCATGTGCAGGAAGCCGAGGCTTCGGGCGATCCGATGCGGAAGGCGCAGGCGGAAGCTATCCGCGCTGCGATCCGCAATGCGCCGAACCCTGCCGCCATCGCCCTGCAACTCGGCCGTCAGGCCAAGATGCTGCGCGAGGCCGGCAACGACCCGCAAGTGATGTTCCAACGCGCTGTTGAAGCTGAGGTTGCGAAGCGGCTTGCCGCGCAGCAGCCCGCGCCGGCCCCTGTTCCGGCCAATCCCGCACCACGCCTGCCCACAAGCCTGGCCGGTGCCAGAGCGGCGGCGCCTCGTAGCGCCTCCACCTACTCTGGACCCCGGCACCTGTCGTCAATTCTGGGGCAGCAATAACGCCGATGGCGTGAGCGCCCCTTTTCAAAGGGGTATGTGCGATGGCTGACAGCCGCGCCGCAACTGGTCTTACCGTCCAGCAGTGGGACGATAAGTTCTTCGAAGAGTATATCCAGGAAAACCTGTTCCGGCCCTACATGGGCACGGACGAAAACAGCGTCATCCAGCTCAAGGACGACCTGACCAAGAAGGCCGGCGACAGCGTGACCTTCGCGCTCGTCAACCGCCTGACGAATGCCGGCATCACCGGCACTTCGACGCTGGAAGGCAACGAGGAAGACCTCGTGAGCCGTTCTTTCCGCCTGTATGTGGACAAGATCCGCAACGGCGTCCGTGTGCCGGAAATGGAGGAGCAGCGCTCCGCCATCAGCCTGCGCGATGCCGCTAAGGCGGTGCTGAAGACCTGGATGGACGAGAAAACGCGCAACGACCTTATCACCGCGCTCGGCTCGATCAACGGCGTGGCCTATGCCTCCGCAACGGCGGCGCAGCGCAACGCTTGGGTGGTGGACAACAGCGACCGCGTGCTGTTCGGCGCGACGATCTCCAACTACTCCGCGACCCACGCCACTGCCATTGCCAACATCGACACGACCAACGACCGGCTTACCCCGGAGCGGTTGCAGTTGATGAAGCGCATTGCACTTTCGGCCAACCCGAAGATCGCGCCGATCATGGTCAAGGGCGGCAAGCGCGAGTTCGTCGTGTTCTGCGGCGTGCGCACCTTCCGCGATCTGGCGGCGAACGCGACCATGACGGCGGCTAACCGTGACGCGATGCTTCGCGGCATGGACAACCCGATCTTCACGGGCGCGGATCTCTACTACGACGGCATGATCATCAAGCAGGTGGACGACATCCCCGTTTACACGGGCGTGGGCGCATCGTCTTCGGACGTGTCGCCGGTCTATCTGTGCGGGCGCCAGGCGCTTGCGGTGGCGTATGCCAAGCGCACCAAGAGCGTGACGGATACCTTCGACTACGGCGACAAGCTCGGCGTGGCCATCGAGGAAATCCGCGGCATCCAGAAGATGATCTTCGGCAGCGGTTCCGGCGACACGGACGACACCAAGGATAACGGTGTGGTCACGGGCTACTTCTCGGCGCCGGCTGACGCCTGATCCTTTGGGGGTGCGGCATGAGGCCGCGCCCCCTTTCCTCATTCTGACATAGGAGGGTCCGGCGATGCCGACCTATTCGCGTGATACCTCGGCGGCGAGCGCGCTGTTCGAGCCTTTGGCGCAGCATGTGGCCTGCGTCCGCAACGTCATCAGCATGGTGGCGGGCGATCTGGATGCGAACGACACCTTCGACATCGCGCGGCTTCCGCGTGGGGCGCGCGTGTTGGACGTGATCCTCGTTTTCACCGACATGGACACTGGCGGCTCGCCTACGCTGGCGTTTCATGTGGGCGATGCGGCGGACCCGGACCGCTTCATTGCGAGCGGCACCGCGACTGCGGCGTCTCGACTTGCGGCGGGCAACTCCGCGACCTCGGCGGCCAGCTTTGCCGCCCACACGCCCTACACGGCCGAGACGCTGATCTACGGCACAGTGTCGGCTGCCGCCGCGACCGCTGCGGCCGGCACCATCGTGGCGACGGTCCTCTACACCTGCGAGGACTAAGCCATGCGCTTCGTCTTCCTGAGCGGCCCTGAGTGCGGCGACGTGGCCAGCACGGTCAACTTTGGCCTGCTGTTCCCTGTCGGCGTGCCGGTGGACGTGGCCGATCCGCGCATTGCTGCAAAGCTGCGCAGTAATCGGTTTTTCCGCTTGGAAGGCGATGAATTGCCCGCGACGGAAACGGCGGAAACGCCGCGCCGTCGCGGGCGTCCTCGCAAGGAGGGCTGACCATGGCTGCGCCTGTTGGCTTCGACATCGTGACGGGCACGGGCACGGTTACGCCGGGCGCGTCGGGCTCCACGGCGCTGACTGTGGCGGTTCCGGCCTATTGGGCGACCGGCGGGCTTGATCTCATTGCCGAGGATCTCGACGGCGCGACCTCGCCCACGCTTACGCTCGATGTGGGCGACGCGAGCGACGTTGACCGCTTCATCGCCGCCAGCACCGTCGCCCAGGCGGGCGGGACGGTTGAGTATCGTCCGGCGGGCAGCGCCTATGTGCGCAGCGATGCCGCTTCGTCCCTGTTGGTGAAGGTGGCGACGGCGGCGACCACGCCGCGATCTGGCGCGATCACGCTGGCCATCTACGGCTACCCTTCGACCTCCTACACGATGCTCCGCGCGATGGTGATGCGTGAGCTTGGCGTGTTGAGCGAGGGCACCACCACAATTGCGGAGGATGACGCGCTGGCGCAGGAGGCTCTCCGCGAAGTCCATGAAACGCTGCGCGGGCGCGGCCTGGCCAATCGGCAAGACATGGAGTGGACGCTAGAGGCGGTGCCGCAATTTGCGGCGCGCCCCTATGCCGTGATGGCAGCGTGGCGCCTGTCGGGCGCGTTCGGCGTTCATGCGCGGCGTGAGCAGGCGCTGGCGACCAAGGCGAGCGAGGCTGAGCGCGAGATGCGCCGCCAGACGCGCAAGGCCACGAGCGGCGATCCGGTGACGCTGGAACCCTACGAGGCCGGTGATTTCGTGCTGGATTATGGGGCGCTGGTGTGAGCCTGACCTTTCGCCCCCAGACGCGGCTACAAGCGGCGCGGCTCAACAATGCGTTGGAGCATGCCGCCGCGCGTGGCGCGACCTATTCGCCGGCTGACGGGTTCGACCGGCCGGCGACCGCCAAGATTGGCGAGATTGAGGTGTCCGTTGCCGACTTCATGACGGTTGGCGAGACGGACATCGGCGTGGGGTTGCGGCGCGCTCGTGATGCCGGCGCGCTGGGTGATGGGCGCGTGCTGGTGATCCCGGCGGGGCGCGATTGGACGATCAGCAGCATTGATCCGGTTGGCGCGGGCTACGCGCTGCGGCTGGACGGCTACGACAATTTCACCATTCGCGGTAAGGGGCAGCACGCCACCAAGGTCACGGCGGCGAACGGCACCGATATGGCGCTGTTTAATCTGGTGAACGTGTCGAACGCTGTTTTTAGCGATTTCACCTTCGACAACAACCGCGCCAACCAAGTCATCCCGAACCCGACGCGGCCAAACAAGCATTCGCTGCGCGGGGGCTATCTCTACGGCGTGACCTTTGATCGGCTGAGCATCATCAACGGCAACGGTTACGGCATCGGGTTCCAGACGGGCGAGTTTCAGGATATTCTCATCGAGGATGTCTATATCGAGGGCTGCGGCCTCGATGGCTTCGATTTCAAGAACCCTTTGGCGAGCAATCGCAACATCCGCATCAACCGCGTTACGGTGATCGACTTCGGTCGCGGTGATCCGAGCGTGGCGAAGGCCGGCATTGATATTCGCGGGCCGGCGCGCGTGTCGAATTGCTATGTAAAGCTCAGCACGGCGACCGGCAACGCGACAAATCACGCCTTCTACAGGGCGCGGCCGGATGACACAGGCTCGATCACCTACGACAACGCCAGCGCCTTGCCGATTGAAGGCGATGTCGTCACGGGCGGCAGCAGCGGCGCAACGGCAGTGGTCAACGCCGTGTCTGGCAGCGCCACGCTTGCCACGGGCGGCATAGGGCTGCGCGACATCGTGGGCACATTCACGGCTACCGAGGCGCTGACGTTGTCGGGCGGCAAGACGGCAACGTGCCGGTCCTTTAGCGCGCCAGTAAACAACGGCGGCGGCGGTGCGGTGTTCGAAAACTGCATCGCGCAAGGCCCTACGGATGGCGTCAGCGGCGTGGGCTTCGTGGTGGTGGATGCGGATGTCACGCTGGCATCGCCGCGCGCTACGGATCTGCGCACGGGCATTTCTGCCAATGTCGGCGGGCCAGGTGCAGATGGCGGTGTGCGGGCGCAGGTGGTCAACCCGACCGTGCAGCGTGTGGAGATCGGCATTGACTGCCGCGTGACCGGAACGCGGATCTACGGCGGAACGGTGACGGACGCGACCGAGACGGGCGTTGACTTCGTGGCGGCGACGAATGGCGCCATGTATGGGACGCAGTTCGTAGATTGCGCACGAGCCGCGCGGCGCGATGTGCCTTCGCTGAATACGCGGGCCATCGATCTCATGTTCGACAACTGCCCGATTGAGACGGTCAACTTTGACCTAGGCGACCAGCGCAGCACCTTGCCGCATGTTTCGACGCGGCCAGGCTCGTGCTATTCGATCCTGCCGAGCGCGAGTTACGCCACGGCCACCGCGCTTGTTGGCGGGGCAGGGGGCGCGGCAAACTCGACCATTTATTTCTGCCCGATCCCGATTTTTGACCGGGTTTCGATCCTGCGGCTTGGGCTGGTGATCGGCACGGCAACGGCTTCGACGCTGGGCAAGCTGGCGCTGTATCGTGACCTTGGGGGCACGCCTTCGAACGGCACCACGGCGAACCTGTTGGGCGAATGCACGGGCACGGTGGACTTCAACAGCACGGCCAACACGCAGGTGCGCGTTTCCTTTGCGACGGCGCTCAAGCTGGATCCGGGCATCTACTGGGCGGCGCTCGTCTGCAACGGCGGCGCGCGGCCTTACACGGTGCCGGTCACTGGCGCCATGGGCGAATGGGCGCGCTTTGTAGGCATCAACAACGCCGCTTCGCTGTTCGGCGGCACGGGCGGTCAATGCCGCGTGTCCAGCACGGCGCTTGTGGATTACTCAGCGGCTTTCCCTGCGATCTGCCCGGCGGTTGACTTTGCCACAACGTCGCCGGGCAGCCCGTGGATTGGCGCGTGGGAGGGCTGAGAATGATGGATGCGCGCCGGCGGAAGATGACGATCCTAATGGCCATTAGCGGTGGCGGCGCCCCGCAAGGGTCGTTGCTGGTGCCGGGCCGGCTGTTCCCCCCCATGGTGCTGACGCGCGCGCAGGCGAGCGGCGCCATGTCCACGGGCATTGCGTCGAACGGGGTGCGGCGGGACGCATATTCGGCCGATGTGCCGCGCTTCAACGAAACCGCGCAGCGGCTACTGTTGGAGGGCGCGCGCACCAACCTGATCCGCAACCCATGGGGCGAGGGGCTGGTGATCGGGGCGCCAGGCACGCTGCCGACGAATTGGAGTAGCTCCACCACGGCAGGCGGTATTACCCGCAGCGTCGTGGGCTATGAGACGATCAACGGCGTGTCGTGCGTGCTGATCCGCTTCGCAGGCACTTCGACAAGCGGCGCTTTTGTGGTGCTGTTTGAGCCTGCGGCGCAGATCGCGGCGACGGTGGGGCAAGTCTATGCGTTGTCCGCTGTGATGCGGATCACCAATGCAGGGACGCCGCCTGCGGAAATGCGCATGCTGTTGCGCGAGGTGCCGTCGAACACCGATTACAGCTATGTCGTGGTGCCGGGGGCCAGCAACCTTTCCCGTGTCACCGCAATGCACACTGTCACGGACGCGGCGAACACCAGCATTCGGCCGGGGTTTTCCCTAGCGCACACCTCGGGGCAGGCGATCGAAACGACCATCGCGGTCAGCTTTGCGCAATGTGAGCTGGCCGCCTTCGCCTCCTCGCCCATCTTGCCTGCTGTCGGCACGCCAGCGGCCAGCACGCGCGGCGCTGATCTGGTGAGCGCGACGCTGGCGAGCCTTGGCGTCGGTGCGAGTGGCGCCTGCACGGTGATTGGGACGGCGATGCTGCCGCAGGCCGCGCCGAGCGGGGCAAGCCAAATCGTGCTGCACATCGACAACGGCAGCGACACGAACCGGATCATGGTTCGTAATTCGCCCGGCTCTGCCAACATCGTGTTGACCCGCACGGCGGCCGGTGTCGGCGCCGACAGCTTGTCTCAGGCGATCACGCCAGGCACGCCGTTCCGCTGGGGCATTACCGTGGATGGCGCCGGCAACGCGCTATTGAGCGTCGATGGCGCGGCACCGCTGACCGTGACGGGGGCGCCCACAAGCGGCCTCACCACGTTGCGCGTCGGCAGCAACAGCGGCGGCAGCGCCAATATGTTCGGCGAGGTCGCCGGCCTTCGCGTGCTGCCATTCGTCGTGTCGGCCGCTGAATTGCAACGGCTTGTCGCGGAGCAGGCGCTATGAGCGAGACAGAGGCGCCCGCATGGGCGTGGCAGGGCTTCTTCGGCCCGATGGCAGCAGCGCAAGCGGCGTGGGAAGGCGTGACGCTTGGCGGCGCTGTCGGCGTGCTGGTGCCGCTGCAAGGCGGGCCGATGCCGGTGGACGAGGATGGCGAGGACGGCATGTTCGCGGTCCAGACGCGCCCCGAGGCGCCGATGCCGGTGCCGGCGGGCATGTATGAGGCGGACCCGGCGATGGTGGGCGCGTGATCCCGTCGCGCCAACAGGCTGCGCTTGGGCCATATGGGCCGCTGCTGAGCGCCGGCTTGTTCCCCACGCCGCAGCCGCAGACCTTGCCGAAGGCCGCGCCAGGAACGCCGCAGACGCCTTCCAGGCCTTCGGCAGCACCGATGCAGCCGGCGCCGGCTGCGCAGGCGCCAGCGCCCGCCGTAGCGCAAGACGCGCCGGGGGTGCAGTTCGGCGGCAGCTATGACGGCGGCGACAAGGGCGAGCCGTCGCAGGATCGCGGTTACGCGCAGGAGATCGGCAACTTCGGCACGCTCGGCGCGATTGGCGGCGGGCTGCTGGGCATGGGGCTCGGCGTGCCGGGTATCGGCTCGGCGCTTGGCGCGCTCGGCACGGCGGTGGACGTGTCGCAACTCAACGGGCTGCTTGGCGAAATGCAGATGCCGCAGGAGATCGACACGGGCCGCGCCATTGCGAACAGCATGAGCTTCGGCATGGCTGGGCAATCGGCAAAAGGCCAGTTTGGCGAGATCGCAACGCGCGGCATGGATTTCGCCAACGATGGCTTCCTCGGGCTTGGCGAGGTGGCGCCCATGGATCAGATCACCGACGCAAGCGGGCTGGTGGCCGATCCGGGCAAGAGCGTCACTGACGGCGGCATGAAGGACGGCTTCGGCGCTGACTTCGGCAAGGACTTCGGCGGCGACTTCGGCGGCTTCTCTGAGGGCGCCGTTGCCGGCGACAAGGGCGACGCAGGCCCCGGCGCGGACGGAGGCGACAAGGGCTTCAAGGCCGGCGGCTACACGGGCGCGGGGCATGATGGCGAGGTAGATCCGAGCGAGCCGGCGGGCACCGTGCATGAAGGCGAAGTCGTCATACCGGCGCATGCGGTGCAGCATTACGGGCTAGACCTACTGATGGGGCTGGTGTCGAAGCAGGTTCCGCGCTCGCGGCTGGCGGAATTGGCGCGCGACTGATGCGCCTTCCCTTCGCCCTGCAATCCTACCGCCACCGCGATCTGCCGGTGTCGGCGCAGCGGCTCATCAACTGGATGCCCGAGGCGCAGACGCCGGACGCCAAGGCGCGCGTGATTACCACGCCGACGCCGGGGTTGCGGCAGTTCACGCTGCTGCCGCAAGGGCCTGTGCGCGGCATGGAGGAGATGCGCGGCGTTCTCTATGTCGTGGCCGGCGATGGCGTTTACACGGTGGACGCATCCGGCACGCTGACGCTACTCGGCACGATTGCCGAAGGCGGGCCGGTGTCCATGGACGGCAACGGGACGCAGATGGTCATCGTGGCGCCGGAGACGCGCCGGGCTTGGGTGGCGACCACGACCACGCTGGCGCAGATCACCGACACGGACTTCCTGCCTTGCACATCGGTCGCGTGCATTGATGGCTACCATGTGTTCACGCGAGCGGACAGCACGCAGTTCTTCATTTCCGCGATCAATGACGCGACCAGTTACGACGCTCTCGACTTTGCCAGCGCCGAAGGCTCGCCGGATAACCTTGTTGTGGCGCGCCGCATCGGGCGCGAGCTTTGGCTGTTTGGCGAGACCTCGACCGAGATATGGAGCAACGTGGGCGCGGCTGACTTTCCGTTCCTGCGCGTCTCGGGCGCCTTTGTGGAGCGCGGCTGTGCGGCGCGCTTTAGCGTGGCGTCGCGACTGTCAACGCCGTTTTGGCTAGGCGATGATCGGGTGATTTACCGCGCGGACGGCTTCACGCCGGTTCGGATTTCCACGCATGCCATCGAGCAGGCCATCGGCGGCTACACCACCGTCAGCGATGCGCGCGGCTGGGTCTATGAGCAGGAAGGCCACGTCTTCTACGTCCTGAGTTTTCCGACAGAGGGCGAAACCTGGGTTTATGACCTCGGCACGCAGCTTTGGCATGAGCGCGAAAGCGAAGGCTATGGCGTCTGGCGGTGCAATGTTGGCGGCAATTTCTTCGGCGGCGCGCTGGCGGGCGATGCTGTGGATGGGCGCATCTATGTGATTGACCCGACGCTCTCGACCGAGGCCGGCGACCAGATCATTCGCGTAGCTACAGGCACGGCATCGCATGCCGAGGCGCGGCCTGTGTGGTTCACGCGGTTTGAGTTGGAAACCACGACCGGCAACGGCCTGGCAGTAGGGCAGGGGAGCGACCCACAGATTTTCCTGTCTTGGTCGGACGATGGCGGGCGGACGTGGAGCAACGAAAGCTGGCGCGGGCTTGGCGCTCAGGGCCGCTACACGACGCGATGCGAGTGGCGCCGTCTCGGGCGGGCGCGGGATCGTGTGTTTCGCCTGCAAATGGCGGATCCGGTGCGGACATCGTTGATTGCCGTGAATATCGAGGCTGAGGCCGGCGAATGAGCCTCTTTAGCTTCACGTCAGAACCGCCGCTCCGCGAGGACATGGCGGGGCGGGATGGGCGCGCGTCTCGTGCTTGGCATGTGTGGTTCAGCTTTGTGGCGTCGCGCCTGTCCAAGGCGTTGATTGCGGCGGTGACTGTGGACCTTGGGCCGATCAGCCCACTGGCGCGACAGTCGGTCACGGTCACGGTTCCGGGCGCTGCGGTGGGCGATTTCGCCATTGCGTCTTTTGTGCCGGCGAGTGCTGACCTGACGATGATGGCGCATGTGAGCGCCGCCGAGACGGTCACGGTTTGGTTTCTCAATCTGAGCGCGGCGACCACGGTGGACCTATTGCCGGGAACCTTGCGCGTGCGTGTGGAGAAAGTCTGATGTGGGAATACATCCTGCCTGCGGCGGTGTCCGGCATCGGCGCGCTTGTCGGCTCCAATGCAAGCAAGGCGGCGACACAGGCGCAGGTGCAGGCAGCCGGCGAGTCCTCGGCGGTGCAGTCTCAGCTAGGCAACCGCGCGCTTGACCTGCAACAGCAGCAATTCGACCTCGGGCGATCCGACCTTGCGCCGTATCGCGAGGCGGGCACGGCGGCGCTCGGCACCTATGCCGGCGAGGTGGATCTGCCGTTTACCGAAACGCCGGGCTATCAAGCGCGGTTCAACGAGGGCGTGCGCGCCATCGATGCCGGGGCAGGGGCGCGCGGGCTTCTGGATAGCGGGGCGCGGCTCAAGGCGTTGACGCGCTTCGGCACGGACCAAGCGGAACAGGGCTACGACGCCTATGCGAACCGCCTGGCAGGGCTTGCGGGCGTCGGGCAGACGGCGACGCAGGCGGGCGTTGCGCAGGGGCAGGGCTTTGCTGGGCAGGCTTCGGGCACGCTCGGCAATCTGGCGCAGGGGCTTTCGCAGACGGCGCAGTTTGGCGGGCAGGCACAGGCGGCGGGCGCTGTTGGGCAGGCCAACGCGATCAACTCCGGGATCCAGAACGGAACGCTTCTCTATGCGCTCGGGATGGGGAGATAAGCCCATGTTTCCGCAGTTGCAGATCCAACAGCCGGACCTTGGCCGGGCGCTTGCTCAGGGGCATGCGATCCAGGGCAACCGCTTGCAGATGCTGGCGCAACAGCGCGAGCTTGACGACCAGACGGGCATCCGGGCGGCCTTGACGGAAGCCGGGCCGGGGGCGCTGGAAGGCGACGGCTCGCTTTTGGCCCGGCTCGCCGGCTATGGCCCGCGCGGCATCCAACTGGCGCAGACGATCCAGCAGCGCGGCGACCAGCAGCGCGGGCAGACGCGCGAGCAACTGCCGCTTCTCGCCGGCATGCTCGATGGCGTGACGCCTGAGAATTATCCCGAAGTGCGGGCGCGGGCGCTTGCGGCTGGTTTGTCGCCATCGATCCTGCCTGAGCAGTTCGACCCGAACCGGGTTGCGGGCTTGCAGCGCGCGGCCTCGACGCTTCGTGATGCGCGCGCGGCCGATGCTGCCGCGTCCTTCAACGCGACCTTGCCGGGCCGGATGGCTGTGGCGCAGGCGGGGCGGACAAGCGTGAATGTGCGCTTGCCGCCGATGGAGAACAGCTTTGCGCAGCGCACGGGCACGGATCTAGCCGAGGAAGCCGGGCAGCTTGGCGCGGCCGGGCGCCGTAGCGCGGAGACTCTGCGCATGGTGGACCGCTTCGAACAGGGGTTGCAGAACTTCGACACGGGCGCCGCCGCTGCCGCGCGGCTTACGGTCGGGCAGGTGGCGCAGCAACTCGGCATCCCGGACAGCGTGTTGCCGCGCGGCTTGAACCGTGACGCGGTGGCGTCTGCCGAGGATATGCGCGCCCTGACTTCGCAGATGCTCGCCGGCATGATCGGGCCGGGCGGGTTCCCGGCGCAGAACTTCAGCAACGCGGACCGCGAGATGTTGGAGCGCGCGCTGCCCAACATCGCCAACACGCCGGGCGGCAACCAGATCCTCCTGCAAGCCGCGAGGGCAGGGGCGCAGCGTAACCTTGAGGTGGCGCAGGCATGGCGCCAGTGGCAGCAGCAGAACGGCGTTACGGCGGATAGCTACTTGCGGTTTACGCGCGAGCGGCTGCCGCAGATCACCGAGCGCGATGTTCTGACGCCGTTGATGGCGAACAGGCCGCAGCAGCAAGGCGCGCCGGGCAGCGTCGCCATTCCGGGGGCAAACGGGCTGCGCGCATCGCCGCCCACGGCGCCGGGCGTAACGCATCGGTTTAACCCGGCCACAGGCCGCATTGAGCCGGTGCGCTGACATGGCAATCGTGCAAATGCCGGACGGCAGCGTTGTGGAGTTTCCGGAAGGCACCGCGCCGGAAGTCATGGAGCGCGCGCTGCGCGGGTTCCGGGCGCCTGCGGAGCAAATGCCGGGCGCATGGGCGCCAACGGCGGCGGTGCGCGGCATTGGCGATCTTGTCGGGCTGCCGCGCGATCTCATGGATCTTCGCGACCAAGCCATCAATGCGGGCGTCGGCTATCTGGAAGATCGCGGCGTGCCTGGCGTCCGGCGCGTGGCCGAGGGCGTGCGCGCTGTGGAGCGGCTGATGCCGGGCATGAGCGGGCGCGGCCCGACTGGTGAGCAGGTATCCGGCGCCATCATGGACGCGACGGGCATGGAGCCGGTGGAGCCGGAGACGACCGCCGGACGCATCGGCGCCGAGGCGCTGCGGTTTGCGGCGGGCTCGGCGGTGGGCGGGTCTATGCCTGCCGTGGCGCGCAATGCGCTTGCCGGGGCTGTGGCTGGGACGGCCTCCGGAGGCGCTGGGGAGGCCACACGCGGCAGTGCGGCAGAACCCTTTGCGCGTGCCGCCGGGGCTCTGGCGCCCGCTGCCGTGGGCGGCGCGGCCCGTGTGGTGCGTGGCAATCCGGTGCGTGATGCCGCAGCGGCTCTCGACGGCGTAACGCCGCAGCAGATGGAGCAGGCGCAGGCGCTCATGCGGCAGGCCGAGCAACTCGGCTCGCCTATCACCTTGCCCGAAGCCGTGCAGCAGGTGGCAGGCCCAAACCGCAACCTGCGCAACGTGCAGGATCTTGCGCAGAACAGCATCGGCGGGCAACGGGTAATGAACCCGTTCTTGGATCGCCGGGACGCTGGCGCGCGGCAGGCAGCCGAGCAATTCGCGGAGCAGTTTGCACCGCAAGGGCGCGGCGCCGCCATGATCCCGGCAGGCATCCAAGAGGCCGCACAAGCCGAGGTGGCGGCAGCCTATCGCGCGCGATCCGAAGCCGTGGCGCCGCTGTATGCGCAGGCGGCGCAGGATGCCGCACAGCCAGGCGTGCGAGGCGCTGTGCGAGGCATCGTATTCGCCGGCATGACCCGGCTGGAACAGGCGGCGGCGCGCGATCAGTCCGGCATCTTGCGGCCGCAATTTGAACAGATGGCCGAGCGGTTCCGCGCGCCGTTCGACCCCGCCAATCCGCAGCCGATGGATTGGGACAGCATCAACGACGCTCGCCGCTACATTCGCGACGTGATGCGCGCGCAGGGGCAGCCGGGCCAGCCGGTGGTTGACCGCAAGGTTGCGGGCGAGGCGCTGCGAGTCATCGAGCAAATGACGGACCAGCTAAAGCGCGCCGTGCCGTCCCTTGCGGCGGCGGATCGTGAGTATATCCGCCTGACGCAAGAGGTGGTGGCACCAGTCGAGCGCGGCATCATCGGTCGGGTTTCCGAGACCGACAACGCGCAGTCTCAGCGCGCGCTGCTGTTTCCGCGCTCGCCTATGGGTGGCGCCGTGCCGACCACGCCGGAAGCGGCGGGCGAGGCTTTCGGGCGGCTGGCAGGGCCGCAGGCCACGCGGGCGCGCGTGGGGACCGGCGACCTCGACAACGCGCGCGGGCTGTTGGGCGCCGAGCTTCGCGCCCGGCTAGACGAGGCGCTGGCGCTGCGCGCTTCCGGCCCGACCGAGCGCGCGGGCGCTGCCTCCATTGCGCGGATCGCCCCGACGCAGGGCCGCGAAGACACCATCATGGCGTCCTTTCGCGCGCTGCCAGGTGGCGACCAAGCGGCCGAGGGCTTCGCGCGCATGATGGACGTGTTGCATGCGCAGACCTTTGCGCCGGCTCGCGGCAGCCAGACGGCAGCCCGCACAGAAGCCGCGCAGCGCGCGACGGGTGGCGTCAGGGCCGCAACCAATCCGGTGCGCGAGGGTCAACGCTTTATCGAGGATTGGTCCCGCAACACCAATACGCAGGCGCTGGCCGAGGCGCTCACCACGCCACAGGGCTTCAATATGCTGCGCGCGCTAGCCGGGCTCGATGACGTGGCAGCGCGCGAGCGGCTGGTTTCGCAGATCCTCAGTTACGACCGCTCGCGGCGAGCCGCAGAGCCGCGATAGCCGCGCGCGTCAGCCAAGCGCCACAGAAGGCAAATAGCCAAGCCGTCCCGCCGCCCGCAATTGCCGCCGCGAGGTGGTTATTGTTGGCGTATAGCACCGATAGGTTGGCGACATAAACGCCGACCGGGATCGAGAACCACAGCCAAACCGTGAAGATCCGGTCGCGCCTCACCGCGCCGCCGTAGCGGCAGAGATCGCCGGATAGAGGTTCGACGCCACAACCACGGCCTCACAGGCCGGCAGCGCCGCCAGCAGGCACAAGCCAAGGACCACTCGCATGACCACGCGCTTTTTTCTTTCTCGGCAACAGGTGTTTGATGACGCGGGCAACCCGTCATCCGGCGCGCTTCTCGATTTTTACGAAACCGGGACCAGCACGCCGAAGGCCACCTATAGCGATGCTGCCCTGACGGTTGCAAACGCTAATCCGGTGGTGGCCGATAGCGCGGGCCGGTTTGGGGATATCTTCCTTGACACGGGCGACTACAAGGCGAGGCTGCGGACCTCGGCCGGAACTGTCGTGTGGACTGCTGACCCGGTGCAGGGCGACACCTCGACCGCCGCAGCCTCCGTGCCGACTGGGCGCAATCTCATCATCAACGGCGCCTTCGCGGTCAATCAGCGCGGAGCGACCAGCGTGGCGGATGACGCCTATTGCCTGGATCGGTGGTATGTCCTGGCGCAGTCGGGCAACGTCACCGTGGCACAGCAGACGGTGCAGGAGTTTGCGCAGCCAAACAACATCCGGCTCACGCAGCCGGATTCCTCGGCCAAGCGCATCGGCCTGGCGCAGATTGTGGAGGCTGCGGATTCGCGCGGCTACCGCAACACCTTCCTGACCCTTTCGGCGCGCATCCGGTGCAGCGTCGCGCAGCCGATCCGCTATGCCGTGCTGGCGTGGGACGGCACGGCGGACAGCGTGACATCTGACGTTGTGCTGGATTGGACCAGCACATCCTATTCAGCCGGCGGGTTCTTCCTCGCGTCGAACCTGTCCGGCATCGCCACGGGCACAATCACGCCGAGCGCGGGCGTCTGGACGGACATCACGCCGCTAGAGTTCGATATGCCGAACGCCGGAAACAATATCATCGTGATGTTCTGGACCTCTGGCACGCTGGCGCAGAACGCCACGCTAGACATCGGGCTTGTGCAGCTTGAGCCAGGGCAGGAAGCCAACGACTTCGTGCGGCCGAGCATTGCCGAGACGCTCGCGCAGTGTCAGCGGTATTTCTACCAGACCGGCGCGGCGCGTCTGCTTGCCGCTTATGCCGGCGGCGCAAACTCCACAACGTTGCAAGCCTTGGAGTTCCCCGTTGCGATGCGTGTGGCGCCGACTGCCAGCGCGACATGGGCAAGCGGAACGAACAATTCATCGCAAAGCGTAACCAACATTGCGCCGGAAGGGTGCCAGCTTTCGCTCATCAGCATAACGAGCGGCGACTTCTCTGTCACGTATTCGGCCGGAAACACTTTCTCCGCGGAGATCTAAGCCATGAGCGGCGCCATCGTCGGGGATGTCATCAGTCTAGGCGCGGTGAACAGCGTCAATGGCATAACTGGATCCGCGATCACGCTCGGCGCGGCGGACATCGCAGGCATCACCTCGCATGGCGGCGTGCGGGTCATGGACTATGTGCCGGCTGCGCTCAAGGCGGGCGTGCTGGCGGGTTCGACTTCGCTTACATCCTACCTCTCGGCCGCCATCGAGGCCGCCATCGCGGCGGGCGGCGGGCGTGTGATCCTGCCGGCCTCGCAATCGCTGACGATGGCGACCGCCTATTCGCGCACCGGGATCACGGTTCCTGTCGTGATTGAGGGCGCTGGCGCGAAGATCACGCGCATTCGGTGGAGTGCCGGCACCGATCCGGGTGGCAATATGATCGATCTGCGCGGCGATGCGATTGCCGGCGCGCTTGAAATCACTTTCCCGGTTACGAGCAACACATTCACCACCGAAAGGCCGAGCGCCTCGATCACGGTTGATGCGGAGCCGGGTGACCGCATCGTGACCTTTTCGAGTGTGACCGACTTCGCGCCTGGTCGCTTGGTGCGGTTGAAGGCGCAGAGGCTCTGGCAGCAGGATCCCCGGAACAGCATCTTCTACGGCGAGTTGTTGAAGGTGAAGGCTGTTGTCGGCTCGACCGTCGAGTTCTTCACGCCGCTGGCCTTCGGCTACAAGGCGGGAAACCTCGCGGCCGGCACGGCGCAGGCCGGCTCCTCCAATACTGTGACGCTGGCCGCCGGCGCGAGCCTGGACCCGCTGCTGGTCCAGGGCTGCCGCATTCGCATCGTCAGCGGCACGGGCGCGGGGCAGCAACGCTACATCACGGCCTACGACAACGCGACCAAGGTCGCGACCATCGAGACGGGCACGAGCTACCCGCAGCCCGCCTGGTCGCCCGTGCCTGACGCGACCAGCGGCTATGAAATCGACGGAATCGCCTATGCCACCGCCGCGCGCCCCGCGCCGGGCTTGACCTTGCGGGGCTTCACGCTGGATGGCGCGGGCATCGTCAATCGCGCGCTCGTGCTGGACTGGTGCGATGGCGAGCGTGTCGAGGATGTGGCCCTGCAAAACTTCGACCTTGCGGGGCTCTATTCATTCCGGGGCTATGAGCCCCGCTGGATCGACATCGCGGTGCGCGAGATCCCGGGCGTGACGACTTCTCTCGGGTATGGAACGGCTTTCAACGAATGCCGCGACGCCATCGTGACGGGGCTGCGGGTCCATAACTGCCGGCGCGGCACGGATGCCCTTGGCTCGATCCCGACGGTGCGCGCGACCATTGGCCCGTTCATGGTAAGCCAGGGCGAAACGGCTGCCGACGGAACCGCATGGTCAGCGGATCGGCGGCCGACGGGCCTCGGCTCGCACTCGCAAGCCTATGAATACACCTGGCACACCGGCAGCATCGATGGCGTTGCCACAGGCGTCATCGTGCGAGGCGTGAAATGCACTGTGCGCGATGTGGACGTGAGCGGCGATGTCTCAGAGGCTATCTTTGCGCTATGGGCAACCGATCTGACAATCGACAATGTGCGGCTGCTTGGCCGCTCCGGGCCTGGCATCAACCCGCCGACCGCTGGCCTGCGATACGGGCGGCGGCATCTGGCCTACATTTCCACCGGCTCTTGCCAAGGCACGATGACGATCCGCAACTGCTACGCGGACGAGTTGCCATCCGCAGCTATCTACCTCGCCAATGCGGTTGATGCACCGATCACGACTTTCAAGATGCGCGCCCGTGGCAGCGAGTTTGAGTTTGTCACAGACAGCAACGCCTTTTTGCTTGCTGGCGACAACGTGCCAGACCCGGCTGAGTGGGAGTTTTCGGGCAATATAGGCCGCGTTATTCGTGGGGCGGGCACTTATGTTGGCGCGAATCTGCGCGGCAACTCGACGCAATCGACGTGGAACAAAATCAGCGACACGTCATGGTGGGTCAAGATCCTCGACGATGGCTTCGTGTCGTTCCCTGTTGTCAGCGCGCGGCAGGATCAAGTTATGGTTTCGCTTCATAATTCCACAGCGTTCCTTAACCCTCAATTTTTCGGCGTTGTGCGGGAAGGCAGCGCCAGCACGGTGTTTGACGTTGCGCCGGCTGCGGCCATTTCGCGCGCGGTGGCGCCGTTCACCGGCACAACCAACGCGGACGGCTCCACTTACATCGGCTTCGCGGCGGATCGATTGTGGGTTGAAAACCGCAGCGGCGCGACGCTGCTGCTTACGGTGACGCTAGTAGGGGGCGCGGGTTGATGACCGAGCGGGAACGCATTGCCTTGGCCGAGGAAGCCGAGAGCCTGCCAATCCATGTGAGGATGTGTGCCATGAGACATAGCCAAATCATGGACCGCATCTCGGATGCGGAAGAGAAACGCGATGAGCGTTTCAAGGCGATGAAAGCGGGCATTGACGGGCTGCAAGACGACATCAAAGCCGTAAAGCGGGCGGCGTGGGGCATCCTCGCGACGCTTGCGGGCGGCGGCGCGCTGACAGCAGCGCAGATCGTGCCGATCATGCAGGCGCTGGCGGGGCAGTAGCCAATGCCGAACCCCGGAATAACCGAGGCTGTGGCGCGCGAGACTTACGATGCTGTGGCGCATCATCGCAGCGTCACGCGCGCGGCCGTGGCGCTCGGCATCAATCGAGACACATTCTCGCATCGCTATCATACAGCGGTGCGGCTGCTGAACCTGCCGCCGATCAAGCTAGACCTGCGTCGGCCTCTGGTCGGTGATCGCCCGCGCCCGGCTGTAGATTGGGAAGTGTCGCGCGTTACGCAGCGGATCGACCGCGATGGCGTGGTGCAAGCCGAATACGTCCGAAGTGAACCGCCGCGCGGCGAGGCTTTTGAGCCGCTGCCAGGTCACGCGATCAAGGGCGAGAGCGCGCTGATAGACGCCAGCGGGCGCGTCATGCAGCGGTGGGTTAAGACACGCGAGGGCGCCATCGGCTCCGGGCTAGTGGATGCGCTACAGGCTGCCTTTGAAGCCTATCGCGGGCTTGTAGATCCGCCAGCCGCGCCGGCTGTGTCAGATGCTGACTTGCTCACGGTTTATCCGCTGCCAGACTTGCATTTCGGTATGTTGAGTTGGGGCCGCGAGACTGGCGCCGATTACGATATTGAGATTGCGACCGACATGGCGACGCGGGCAATGGCGGCGCTGGTCGCGCAGTCTCGGCCGTCGCGTAAAGCGATCCTGCTAGGGCTTGGCGATTACTTCCACAGCAATGACGCCAAGCAGGTCACGCCGGGCAGCGGTCACAAACTCGACGTTGACGGTAGATGGCCCAAAGTTTTTGAGGGCGGCGCGCGTTTGCTTGTGCGGCTTATCGAGTTGATTGCGGCCAAGCATCCCGAGGTCGAAGTCGTCATGTTGCCAGGCAATCACGATCCGGATGCCGCAGTTTCGCTTGCCGTCGCGATGCGGCTTCTGTTTGACCGTGCGGCGGGCGTGACGGTCCACGATGGCCACGGGTTGGCGTGGTATAGCCGGCATGGGTCGGTGCTGCTTGGCGCGACGCATGGGCACACAATGAAGCCAGACCGCATGGCGATGATGCTCGCCAATGACCGGCCCGAGGATTGGGGCGCGACGCAGTTCCGGCATTTTTTCTTTGGCCACGTCCACCACGAAAGCGCCAAGGAAGTTGGGCCGGTGCGCGTCGAGAGTTTCAGCACGCCAGCCGCGCGCGACGCCTATGCAGCCGGTGCCGGATACCGCAGCGGGCGGGCTTTAAACGCCATCACGTTCTGCGCGCGGGCCGGCGAGATCGGGCGGCATCGCGTGAACATCGCGGCAGGCAAGCCGCGTATCCGGAGGAAAGCCGCATGAGCCGACTTCGCGTAGTGACCGGCGACGATACGCAGCCGGAAGTGAGCTTCGCGGATGCCGCCCGGAGCGCGCTAGAGACGGCGCTGGCATCCGGCGCCGTCGCCGTGGTGATCCTCTACGAGACGCCCAAGACCATCGGCTGGGCGCCTGTGCCGGGCTCAGACGCTCTCGCGCGCGGCATGGTCGATACCGTGCGCGACTTGATGGGCGCGCCGGCTGAGTAATCCCGCGCCGGCTCGGGCACAGCCGGCATCCTCACAGGAGGTTCATCATGTCCTACATCATCACCAAACTGCGGGAGCCTAGCTCCTGGGCTGGCATCGCCGCGCTATTCGCCGCGCTCGGCTGGCAACTACCGGCTGAGTATTACGGCGCCATCACGCAGCTTGGCATTGCCGCCGCCGGCCTCGCGGCCATCATCCTGAACGAGCGCGAGCCGTGACCTGGCGCGCGCTCTTTGCGCGTCTGCTTGGCGCGGGGCGGCCAGAGGCGCCGCTAGAGCCGCCCGCGCCTGCTATCGGCGGCGTCCCTGTCTCGACGGTGGGGGAGGCCGCAGAGCCTCCTCCGCACCGATCCGCCATGCTGACGGCCCGCGACCGCAAGCGCTTGGCCGGCGTGCATCCTGACCTGGTGCGCGTGGTCGAGCGCGCGCGCCGCGATGTGGAATTCTACGTTGCCGAGGGTGTGCGCAGCATCGAGCGCCAGCGCGAGTTGGTGGCGAAGGGTGTGTCGAAGACGATGGACAGCCGGCACATCACCGGCCATGCCGTTGACCTCTACCCGGTGTCGGATGTGCCTGTGCCGGCGATGACGGCGCGCGACCTGGCGCCGGTGGTGAGCGCGATGAAACGCGCCGCGCATGCTGAATGTGTGCCGATGGTGCATGGTGCGGATTGGGGGTGGGACCACCCTCACCACGAATTGGCCCGCTCGCGGTATCCGTAAGCCGGGGTTATCGGGACGACTGAGGCGAGACATCAGCCCCGCGCTCGGCCAGCCACGTCAGGGCGTAGATAACGGACAGCAGAAGATGCTCGTTCGTCGTGAGCGGTTCGCCAGCCATCAGCTTTTGCTTTGCGGCTTCGATTTGGGCGGCAGCAGCGCCTTGGGGCAGCATAGTTCGGTCCTCCGGGGTTAGGTGGAAAGGTTGGAAGCGGCGGCCAGCAGCTTCGCGCGGTAAGCCGCGATCCACTCGGGCGTTTCGCCCGCGCTGGCTGCGTATTCGCAAGCCGCGTCAATCTCGGCCATCGCGCGGGCGCGGCTGTCGGCTTCGACTTTCACCGCGAAGCAGTCAAACGTGTGCTTCGGCTGAAACCGAGCAATCTTGCCGATTGAGTAAGAGCCGCCGAGCTTACCGCCGACCACGCTGCGCGTGCCGCGATGCCAAGCGAACGGCTCATCCGCGCCCATGACTGCTTTGCAGATGGCACAATGGCGGGGCTTGTTTTGCATCTAGGTGCCTCCTGGCCGGGGTTGGTGCTTGTTGGACAATCTGGAACGGGATTGCCCGTCTCCGTCCTTCATAAACCCTAGGCGCTGCCTTGTCCAATGCTTTGTCCAAAATGCGTTGTGTAGTCTGTCAGGCCGGGCTATAGAGACAGGGTATGACAGACCCTAAGCCCATCCTGATCGGCTACGCGCGGGTCAGCACATCCGACCAGGATCTAGCCCTCCAGCGCGACGCGCTGCTGGCTGCCGGGGTCGATGCCTCGCGCATCTACTCCGAGACGGCGAGCGGTGCGCGGGGCACCATCCGCCCGGCCATGGCCGCGTCCTTCAAGGCGCTGCGGAAGGGCGATACGTTGGTGGTGTGGAAGCTCGATCGGCTCGGCCGGTCCCTTGAGGAGCTTGTGCAGACCGTCCGGCGGATCGAGGCCAAGGGCGCGAACCTCCGCATCCTCACCATGGCCATCGACACCAGCACCCCAGGCGGGCGCTTCATTTTCCACATCTTCGCCGCCCTGGCCGAGTTCGAGCGCGAGCTGATCGTGGAGCGCACGAACGCCGGGCTGGCGGCGGCGCGGGCTCGGGGGCGCGTGGGCGGCCGGGCTCGGGTGATCCCTGACGAGGACGTGGCCCGCGCCATCGACATGCTTAAGGCCGGCACCGATCCGCGCGCCGTGGCCAAGGCCCTCGGGGTCAGCAAGAGCACCATCTACAACCGGATCGCGAAGGAATGGGCTTCGGCCCTGGCAGAAGGAACCGCCGAATGAGCGAACCAACAACCACCCCAAAGGTTCAGTGGTGGCTGGCCAAGCTCGACCGCTACGGCAACCCGAGCCTGTGCGATGGCGCGCACAGCGGGCGGGCCGGCGCGGAACGGGCGATGTATCTCTATGACCGGCTGGGGCTGAGGAAGGGTGAGCAATACGGCATCTGTCGCGTCGAGGTGTTCCCCGCCGTGGCGGCGCCGCACGGCGCAAACGAGGATGCCATCGCGGTCCTCAACAGCATCGGACTGACACCATGACAGACGAGTCCAAGACGACCCTGCGCGAAGAAGTCGCTTATCTGCTCTATTTCATTGGCGCTCTCGGTTTTTGGGCTGGCTTGGGCTGGCTTGTTGCCACCTGATGCGTATCCGCCTGACCCAGCTAGACGGCACGCTGCCCAACCTTGCGCTTATGAAGCTCGGGCACTGGCACCGCGCGCAGGGCCATGAGGTCGTGCTGACGCGACAGGCGGAGCGCGACCTGCTGGAAGGCGATTATGATCGCGTCTATGGCTCTGCCATCTTCAAGTTCTCGGCCGCCAAGCTGGCCCGGTTCATCGCCGCTTGGCCGGATGCGATCATCGGCGGCACCGGCACCAGCAGCGCCGCGACGGTAGAGGGCGTGCTGGGGTGCGCGTCCTACGATGGCCTCGATTACAGCCTCTATCCGACCTATGAGCCATCGCTGGGGTTCACGCAGCGCGGGTGCCGCCTGTCCTGCAAATTCTGCGTTGTGCCGGGCAAGGAGGGTAAAGCGCGCAGCGTCAACACGATTGCCGAGATATGGCGTGGTCCAGGCCACGCGAAGAAGCTGCACCTGCTGGACAACGACTTCTTCGGCCAGCCCGAACCCGAGTGGCGCGCCCGCATTTCTGAAATCCGGGAAGGCGGGTTCAAGGTATGCCTCAACCAAGGCATCAACGTTCGCCACATTACGCCGGAAGCGGCTGCGGCGATCGCCAGCGTCGAATACCGGGATGATGCCTTCAAAGAGCGGCGGCTCTACACCGCGTGGGACAACCTAAAGGACGAACCGATCTTTATGCGCGGGATCGACATGTTGGAGGCGGCCGGCGTCCCGCCGAAGCACGTCATGGCCTACATGCTGGTCGGCTACGACAAGAACGAAACCTGGGACCGCCTGTGGCATCGGTTCAATGCTATGGTCGCACGCGGCATCAAGCCTTACCCGATGGTCTATGACTGCCGGGCTACCGACGCAGCGCGGTATCGGGGGCTAAAGCAATTTCAGCGGTGGGTGGTGACTGGTCTCTATCGAGCCGTGCCGTTCAGCGATTACGACGCGGGCCGCCGCCGAGCGCGCGCGCATGAGGATCAGCAGATGGAGTTCGCAGCATGACAGAGCAATTCCAACAATCGACCGCGCGACGCTGGCGCAAGAAGCCGGTCGTGGTCGAGGCAGTCCAGTGGTTTAAGCCCGGCGATCATCCGGCTGTGGTGATGAAGGCTGACCGCAGCCGCTACGCCGATGAAGGCGTGCCGTGGGTCGAGACGCTAGAGGGCGGACATATCGTCACGCCGGGCGATTGGATCATCACGGGCGTCAAGGGCGAGCATTACCCCTGCAAGCCGGACATTTTCGCCATGACCTACGAGCCGGCCAATGACTGAGCCCCGTCCAGAAATGACCGGCCCGGCTGCGGCCGATCTGCGCCAAGCGGCTGCGGTGTTGATGGATTGCGTGCGATGGCGCCGCGAGTATGAGCGCGGCGCCGCGTGTCCGTGCCCCATGAGAGATGAAACCGACCGCCTCGCGCAGGTGGCGGCGTGGCTAGAACGGGAGGCTGCCAGCGATGACTGAACAGTTCAAGACGACCATGCGCGATAGCGGCCTTACCATCTTTGAAGAGCAGCCAATGCCACCCATCCCGCTCCGAGTTCGCCGGCACGCCGGGCCGCTCGGGGTTTGGCCATCCGCTGGTCATCGCGTCGGCTCCTTCTGCGCGTAAAGGCTGGCGGCGATTAACGCATCATACTCCTCGCGGAACATAAGACCGCCTGCGCCGGCAACGGCTTCAATCATGGCCTGCGTCGGCTCCTTCGGCACCACCGCGAAGCCGATCTCTTTGAGGTGGTCGAGCATTGCCTCGGCTTCCTCGCGAGCCTCGCATGACAGATCATAGGCGTTCTGACCGCCTTCCATCGGGTCCGTGTAGTAACAGAAACCCCGGCGATACAGCGCCTCTATGGCCATCGCCTCGACCAGTTCCGCGCGCGTCATGGCGTCGGCTCCGCGAGGGCGGCGGATGCCAATCTGCGCAGGTCCGAAACTTCCTGCCACGGCGAGGCAATGACACTCGCGGACATTGGCGCAGCGATCTTCGTCAACGCCTCCCGCAGCCGCGCCACCTCGCCCCGCGCCGCGTCGCGTTCCGCCTGGACAGCCTCAATCCGGCCGAGCAAAGCATTTGCAGCGCCTTCGTGGATCGCGGCCATCTGCTTGGCGTCGTCGCGCTCACTGACAAGGGCGCGCAGGGTGGCGGCGATAACCGGTCCGTGCGGCGTGTCGCTGGCTTGCGGCCCCGCATCTATCCATAGATTGCCGTGGAGCGAAATGCCTTGCGCCAGCCAATCCACCTCCTCGCGGCTCGTGTCCACGGCGCTCATGCCTTGGGCTCCTTCCGCGCCGCAAGCATGGCGTCAGCCACCTCGTAAAGAATGCCGGATAGCTGCGCCCAAAGCATCCGGCGCTCCTCTGTTGTTGCTTGACCCATGTTCTCAGCCGTTCCCATAACGCTAGCCAGCGCCTGCCCCGCGAACCAATCGCGCAAGGTCATTCCATAGGTGCCGTGAATACGCATGTCCGCAGCCGGAAACGCCGGTCCACCATCGTCACTCATCGTTGCTCTCCATCATCATCGCGGCGCGGCGCTCGCCGGCTGCCTGGCGCACAGCCTGCACCGCGTCGGAGTCCCATGCCGTCAGCGCCTCGAAGTGCAGCCCCATCGCGGCGATCCACTCGTCAAGCGCCTGCACGCTTTCCAGCTTGCCGATGGCAACGCGGCACCATGTGACCCACTGCGCGGCGTGCTTCGCGGATTTCAGGCTGCCATCAGGCGCCAGCATCGGCCAGCCATCCGGGCCGTCCACGACCGGCGGCGCACGCTCGGCCATGATCTCGGCGCCCGCGTCGATGACCGGGCCACGCGCGGGCGGCATCGGCTCAGCAGGTATGTCCTGCGCCTCCTCCACGGTGATGACGCCACGCAGCGCATCGGGGAACACGTCGCGGATAGCGAAGCCACGGGCGCGCATCTGCAACATGCGATCCGGGTAGTTCTGCCACGGGCCAGACTTGCCCCACAGGCCGGCCTTTTTGGCGTCAGCAACGGAGAACGTGCGGCGCTGCGGCGCCTCGCCCCGGCGCGTGACCTCGCAGAAGCCGGCGCGGTTATCGCCTTCGCCTTCGATGCCTTCGCGGATGCCGGCGCAGGCCGGATGCGAGCGCACCAGCGCAAGGGCGGCGTCGCCCCACAGAGAAGGCTTGCCGTTGATGATGCTGATCCCGTTGAGCGCCTGCAACGGGCCAAGCCCGACTTCGGCGCCCCACTGGAGAGCTACCATCACGGCTTCCGGCCGGTTGGTGTAATCCTTCGGTACCATGCCGCTCTTGGCGAGCATCTGCGCGAATTGCACTGCCTCGCCAAACGACTGCGGCGCGAGGCTGGCGCTACCGGCTCGGGTAGCAATAGCACTGGACATGGTTCAATCCTTCTTCGCGGTGAGGTGTGGCGACGCGCTGTTTCCTGTGCCGCCGCATGTGTGGCATGGGCGCATCCGCGTGCCGGTGATGTGGTTCCATCCGGCAAAAACGATGCCGGTGCCGCTGCACTCGGAACACAAGCCGGTTTCTGTCTCCCATTGAGCGCGCCAAGCGTCGAATTGCTTTTTGCCAATAGTCATGGTCACCAAAGAACCGGGTTCGGGCTTGCGGTAGTCCAGCCTTCCCTTCCTGGGGCCGCGCGAAATCGTATGGCGATAGACGGCGCCTTCAACTTGAAGGCCGACGCGCACGTCCCCGACTTCGATCACCTTCCAAGACACAACGCGCCAGTCAGCCGGAAGCCCAAGCGCCTCTTTCGCAAATTGATCGTGAGAACAAGGCCGATCTGGCTTCGGCCGAACCGGGCTCGCGCTATCTGCGGTAAACAGATCGGACACAGTTCAATCCTTTCGTGCGGTGATACGCAGCGCCGGGGCGCCGTTCGACAAATGCGCGCCGGGCACAGGCTCGCCGGCCAGCAGCGCGGCGCGGATCTTGTCCTTGGCCGGTTCAGGCGGCGGGAAACGCAGCAGCGCGCCGGGCAGCGCGGCCGGATCAGTGATGACCACGCTGCGCCCGCTGTTGCTCACGGCGGCGGTGTGATGCTCCGTTGCGACCAGCGGCAGCCCGGTTTCCTCGATGACCTGTAGCAGCGCAGCACGGGCGCTGGCGGCGGCGGCCTTGATCTGCGCTTCCTCGGCTTTCGCCACAGCCACGCGGCCCGCTGCCACCGTCGCGGCATCCTCGGCGGCGAGGATCAGCCGCAGCATGTCGCGCGCTGTGCCCTCGATGTCGCCGGCCTCGGCCACGACGCGCCACGCGGCATCGGTCACGCTGGTCGGCAGCGGCGCGGCCATGATGGCTTCGGCGGTGCTGGTAAGGCGCTCGATGGCGATCTTCTCGAAGGCGCTCATGTCGCGGACCTCGCGCGGATGGCGGCGGCGCCGTTGCGCTTGGCTGCGCTATCACACCAAGGCACACCGCCGCGCGACGATGTGTGTTCTCTCATGCCTTCGCTGAAGCCTGCGTTGTAAGCCTTGGCAATAAGCGTTTCGGCAATCGCCGCACACGCCTCGCGTTCCTCGCGCCGCGCCTGCTCGACCAGCGCGGCGACCTCAGCGGGCGTCAGGCAGGGGCCAAGGTAGCGAAAGAGTGGCGACCGATAGCGTGGCGTGGAGCCATCTTCGACATCATGCCATTGCTGATCGCTGGCGTTCCACCAATGCGTAAACGCCATGTCGTCGCTATACCCATGCCACACGAGCCAATGGAAGCCATCGCGCTCCGGGTTCTGCGGCAGCCCGTCCCACTGCGCGGCGGTCATCGCAGCACCGCCACGACATGCACGAGGCCGATGCCGGCGAGCGGCGAAAGCAGCGCCAGCATTAGCACTGCCAGCCATGCGGGAATGCGCGCGCCCATCCTAGGCAACTCCTGCATCGCCATTCACCGCGTCGCAATGCGCCCGCGCCGGAAACCTGACGACAACGCCGCGCGCTGCCTCACGTTCGATGGCGGCGAGCGTGTCGGCCAGATCCTCGGAGGCGGCGTGTTCCATGTGCTGCGCCGTCTGCGCGAGATTGCCGAGCATCACGGACAGCGACAGCGCGCGATCCGGCGAGATCGGCACGCCAGCACGGGCAGCGGCTCGCGTCTCGGCGCAGAGCATCCACAGCGCGCCGGATAGGGTGCGGGGGTCGGTCATGGTGCAACACTCCGGGCAAGGGCAGGAAGCGCGGCAAGTCCAATGCGCTCAACCAGGGCCGCTTCCTCGTTGCGTGTGCGGACATATCCGGCACTCATCTGCGTTGTGCCGTAAGCGTATTTCGCCTCCGCATAAGCCGGCGACGCACGCAGCCGTTCCAGCGCGCGTTGACGTCGGGCCATTTTGCGGCCGGGAAAATTGCTGGTCTTCATGTTCACAGTTCCTCCGGGCTGGCAGGCAAACCGCACAAAGCGGCGCTGCGGTCTTCAATCTTGCTGGACAGCGCGTCGAGCCAATCCAGATCGCGCGCAGACTGGACGCCAACCGTGGCGATGCCGTCGAGTTCCGCGCGGACCTCGGCCAGCCACTCGCGAATGTTAGTGATGCACTCTTCGATGACCTCGGCATCGCGCCACGCTTGCACTTCCGCGCTCTTGGCGCTGCGGCGGGCGGCGTTGATCTCGGCGGCGCTCACGGCTTGTCTCCCGCTGCGGCGAGGGCGTCGATCACGGCGCGCCACACATGCCGGCTTTCGGGGAATGCCCCATCGTCAACGCGGTCGTCGCATTGGTCAAAGACCAGCTTGGCGCATCGGTTGTATTCGCGCAGCGCGTCCAGCATCTGCGGCGCGGCGGCGAGCAAGCGCAAAAGGGCCGGCGCGTAGCCAGCCATTTCAACGCGCACACACGCGACGCAAAGCTCATCGTCTGATGCCGTAGCTACCCCGCCATCGGCTTCTATCCACGGCCCCGGCGCCCACGCCAGCAGCGCGTCGAGCGGCGACTTCTGCGCGGCGTCGTAACGCGCGAGGGTCTTTTGAGCCTCGTCATGCTTGGCGCGGCTGTAGTTACCCAGCAGCGCCCGCACAGTCTCTGCCAGTTCGGCGGCGCTTGGGGTGTCGGCGGCGCTCATGCCCGGCCCTCCGCCTTGGCAATGGCGGCGCGTGCAGCAGCGAGCGTCTGGCGCCATGCCAGCCCGAGAATGCCGGGCGGCGGCGTTTCGTCAGGCAGCGTCGCGAAGTCGCGCAGCACGGCGAGCAGTTCTTGCGCGGCTTCCTGCGAAATGTCGGGGTTCGGCTCGGTGGCCATTCTGCATCCTCCATCGCCGCGACGTGCGGCGTGGTCATACAACGCCAGCGACGGCCGAAACCGTCAAGAAAAAAATCTTGCATTTTTGAAGATTTTTCCCTTGACCCCTTTTGTGCTACCGACGCAGGATGGCCGTGCCGGGCACCATCCGGCAGTCTGATCGACACATCAAGCTCGGCCCTCTCCGCGCTGCAAACGCGGGGGGGCACCCTTCGATTGAAAAGGCGTGCCATGAGGTATTGCATCCTTCGGCTTTCATATGTGATGCGCGATGCCGCGCTTATGCTGCATTGCTGGGCAGTTCGATGAACGCGCCACCGTTCAACGCCGGGCCTGTAGCCGGGCGCGACGACTACACGACCGAGCAAGGCGCGCGACGCCTAGGCCACATGATCGCAGACGCATGGCGCAAGTGCGGCGTTGATCTGCATTTCGAAGTGGTGGGCGTCGGGCTCGGGAAGGACGGCCGCTTCGCCAGCTTCTCGCCGCGCTTTCCGCAGCTTCTCAACGGGCTGCCACGCAAGTGAGCGCCGCAGAGATCCCGAGTGCCGGCGGGGATGATACCGGCACCCTCCCTGTAAACTTGACCCCGGCGGCGGCTAACGCTGTCGCCGGGGCTTTTTCCTGGGAGCCGACATCGCGCGGCGCGGCGCCAATCGATCTACTGCTCCAGTGGCAGGCCGAAGGGCTGAGCTACTACGCCATCGCGCGCCGCATCGGTCGCGATCCTCGCACCGTGCAGAAGCGCCTAGAGCGGTATGCGGTGCAGCCGGAAGCCTGCCAGGTAGATCGCCACGCCGAGTTTGCCGAGCGCGTCGCGGCACTCTGGGCGCGCGGTATGACGCAGCGGCAGATTAGCCAGCACATCCACGCCTGCGAACGCCGCGTGCGCGCTGTTACCAAGACGTTACCGAAGCCGCAGCGGCACCGCAAGCAGACGCCGACGCAACACTTCCTGGACAAGTGCGAAGCCTTCGTCGCGCTGGTTAAGGCCGGATCAACGTTCTACGAGGCGCGCGAGCGGGTCGGCATCGGCAAGGACGTTTACCGCAGGCTTGTCTTGCAGCACGGGCTAGTCTCGACGCGCAAGCCGCGACCGGCATCGGCCAAGCCGCGCCGCGAGAAAGCGCCGCCGGTTGAGCGCATTGCACGCGCCAAAGAAGCACCGCCCAACCCCTACCGCACCGAAGCGCAGAATGCCGTCATCAAGCTGTGGAAGGGCGAAGTCGGCATGGTGGTGCGCGGGCGAGACACGCGATCCGTGCCGCCGCCGCACAACGCTGAGCAACTCATTGCCGACGCCATCGCAGCCGGGCGCGTCACGCGTTGCCCGCCGCGTGCGGTGTTGTCCGTGAACCAGGGGCTCGGCTTCGCGCCGGCTCCGGAGGTCAATCGATGAACGACGATTACATCGCCTTCCTCGCGAGCAAGGCGCCGCGCGTTCTGGCGTCTGGCCTCGATACGCTTCCGGACCTGCACCATGCGCTAAAGCCGCATCAGCGCGATTGCGTAGCGTTCGGGCTCAAGCTCGGCCGGTGGGGATGCTTCCTCGATACTGGGCTCGGCAAAACGCTGACACAGCTTGAATGGTGCCAGCACGCAGCACGCGCTACCAACGGCCGCGCGCTGATCCTGACGCCGCTTGCTGTTGCTGGCCAGATCGTCCGCGAGGCGCGCGACAAGTGGGGCATGGATAACGTCCGCATCATCCGCGACCAATCCGAAGCCGGTCCCGGCATCAACGTCTGCAACTATGACCGTCTGGACCGCATCACGCCGGCCGAGTTTGGCGCGGTGGCGCTGGACGAGAGCAGCATCCTCAAGAGCTTCACGGGCAAGACAACCCGCGCGCTGATCGATGCCTTTGCGGGCGTCCGCTTTCGCATGTGTGCGACCGCGACGCCCGCGCCAAATGATCACATGGAATTGGGGAACCATAGCGAGTTCCTTGGGATCATGTCGGCAACCGAAATGCTGACGCGGTTCTTCATCAACGATACCGGCGACGCATCGCAGACGTGGCGCTTGAAGCGCCATGCCGAGCAGGACTTCTGGGCTTGGATGGCGTCGTGGTGCCGCATGGCCGAGACGCCCGCCGATCTCGGCCACGATGCCAGTGAGTATGTTCTGCCTCCGCTGCGGGTGCATCGCCACAAGGCGGCAGGCGACACGCGCGCGCCGGCTGGGCTGCTGTTCGCTGGCGAAGTCAGCGCGACCACCATGCACAAGACGAAGCGCGACACGGCAGAAGCCCGCGCCGATGCCGTGGCGTCTTTGGTGCCGAGCGAAGGCGCGTGCCTCATCTGGTGTGACACCGACTACGAAGCCGACGCCTTGCGGGCTCGCATCCCGGAGGCAATCGAGGTGCGCGGGTCTATGCCTGCCGACAAGAAGGAGGATGCCCTAGCGGCGTTCTCGACGGGCAAGGCGCGCGTGATGATTACCAAGCCTTCCGTCGCTGGGTTTGGCATGAATTGGCAGCACTGCCGCGTCATGATCTTCGCCGGCCGCAGCTTCTCTTACGAGGCTTGGTATCAAGCGGTGCGGCGTTGCTATCGCTTCGGCCAGACGCAGCCCGTCGATTGCCATCTGATCGTGGCCGAGGGCGAGGCGCAGATCGGGCGCGTTATCGACCGCAAGAGCGCCGACCACACGAAGATGAAGCGCGCGATGGCTGCCGCGATGAAGCGCGAAGGCCGCGAGGATCAAACGCGCATCCCATACAAGCCGACACATCAAGGGAGGTTGCCGCAATGGCTATTCGCTGCCTGAACGAAGCCCACGGGGATAACTTCGTGGCGTATCATGGCGATTGCGTGGACGTGCTGCGCCAGTTGCCAGAGCGGTCAATCGATTTCTCTGTTTACTCGCCGCCATTCGGCAACCTGTTCATTTACTCAAGCAGCGCCGCCGACATGGGCAATTCGTCCTGCGATGGCGAGTTTGCCGCGCACTACGCGTACGGGGTCGCAGAAAAAATCCGCATCACGAAGCCGGGCCGGCTTAGCGCCGTGCATTGCTCTGACCTGCCCACGCGCGCTTGGTGCGACGGCGAGGTTGGGCTGAAAGACTTTAGCGGCGACATCATCCGTATCCATGTCGCTGCGGGCTGGGTCTATCACTCGCGCGTCACCATCTGGAAAGACCCGGTGATTGAGCAGACGCGATCCAAGCCGGTCGGGCTCAACTATGGCCAAATGGTCAAGGACAGCGCCAAGTCGCGCGTCGGGATGCCCGACTATCTACTGATCTTCCGCAAGCCCGGCATCAACGCCGAGCCCATCCCGCACGACATGGGCGAGGAAACCACGCGCCGGCTTGGCCGCGAGGATCGCCGCACCATCGGCGCTCATCAGATGCCGCTAGAGAAGTGGCAGGAATGGGCCTCGCCGGTTTGGATGACGATCAACCAGACGCGCACGCTCAACGCCGCAGCAGCGAAAGACATGGGCGACGAGCGCCATCTCTGCCCGCTGCAACAGGATGTGATCGAGCGCGCGTTGCATCTGTGGAGCAACCCCGGCGACGTGGTGCTGTCGCCGTTCCTCGGGATCGGTTCCGAAGGCGTCGAGAGCCTCAAGGCGCGGCGCAAGTTCATCGGGGTGGAGTTGAAGGAGAGTTACTGGCGGCAGGCGGTGCGCAACTTGACTGCGGCTCATGCCGATGCCGTCGATCTTTTCGACGTTGTGGGCGCATGAGCGCGCCCGCCGTCTGCCTCGCGCTGCTGTTGGACGCCAGCGCATCGGTTGACACGCAGGCATGGCGCTTGATGTTGGACGGACACGCCGAAGCGTTCCGCCAGCCTGCCGTCATACGCGCCGCCGAGACGGATGGGCTGGCCGTGGCGCTGATCCAATACAGCGACGCGCCATCGCCGGCGACCTGGCGCATTCTCCGCACCGAAGCCGAAGCCCGCCGCTACGCCGCTCAGATCGCCGCGCAGCCGCGCCAGCACATGGCCGGGACCAATACCGGCCGCGCGATTCATGCCGCGCTGGACGCAATGGAAAGCGGGCCAGCGTGCGAACAGCATGTGATCGACGTGGCGACCGATGGCGCGGCCAGCGATTGGGAAGATGTCCGGACGGCACGCGAGCGGGCGCAGAACATCGGCGTGCGGATCAATGCCGTGGGCGTGGTCACGACCGCCGACCCGGACCCGGAGCCATGGTTGCGGCAGGAGATCATCACGGCGGACGGGTTCGTCATCATCGCGGATGGGTGGGCGGATTTTGCGCGGGCGATTTCCAGGAAACTGGTTATCGAGGTGAGCGCGCGATGATCGTCGGCGTGGACGTTGGAGCATCCGGCGCCATCGCATGGATGACGGACGAAGGGCACCTTATTGAGGTGCGCGACCTGCCGCACATCAAGGGCCACGGCATGTGTCCCGCGATGCTCGCCGGATGGCTGCGCGAGCCGGGGCGCGGGCCGGTTCATGCCTTCGTTGAACGCGTCGCATCCAGGCCCGGCCAAGGCGTGGTTTCGGTGTTCACGTTCGGTCGTGCCTTCGGAATGATCGAGGGCGTGCTAGGCGCCGAGGAAGTGCCGGTCACGATGGTGACGCCAGCGAAGTGGAAAGCGCATTTCGGGCTCGGCACGGACAAGAACGCATCCCGCGCACGCGCCGCGCAGCTATGGCCCGGCCTTGCAGGCACCTTTGCCCGCGCGAAGGACGATGGCCGAGCCGAGGCTGCGCTGATCGCGCTCTACGGCGCCAACAGCTTGCACGGGGCTGGGAAGGGCGGCGCATGAACCACGACGAAGCCGAGCGCGCGGCGATGCAGTGGTTCTACGCGCAGCCCGCATCCGCCGATCCGTGGGTGCCAGGCACGCCGGACAGGCTGGCGGCGGGGCTGCTGCGATCCGCCAAGGAAGCACGGGAGGCGCGCAAGTGAGCCTGACGGATACCGCGCTATTCTTGGCCGAGCAGTGGCCCGTTTTCCCATGCGACGCCAACAAGCGGCCGGTTACAGAACACGGCTTTAAGGACGCCACGCGCGATCCGGCGCAGATCGCGGCCATGTTCCGCCGGCCAGGCGCCTGCATGATCGGCGTTCCGACCGGCGCGGCATCCGACCTGCTCGTGATCGACCTCGATGTGAAGGACGGGCGCCCCGGTCTGGAATGGCTTGCGGCCAACCAACACCGCATCCCGCGCACTCGCCAGCACTCGACGCGATCCGGCGGGCGGCATCTGCTGTTCCGGTATCCGCAAGGCCGAGACATTCGCAACAGCGCGTCAAAGATCGCGCCGGGAGTGGATTGCAGGGCGAACGGCGGTTACATCATCACCGCGCCATCAGCCGGCTACAGCGTCCTAGACGACGCCATGCCCGCCGATCCGCCCGCATGGCTTATCGCGCTGCTCGACCCGCCAGCGCCGCCACCACGGCCCGCGCAACCGCTGCGCAACCCAGCCCCCGGCGAGGCCACCAAATACGGGCGCACCTCAATCGACAGCGCCTGCGACCGGATCGCGTCCGCACATCACGGCCAAAAGCACGATACCTTGAACCGCGAAGCCTATGGCGTCGGGCAGCTTGTAGCCGGCGGCGAGATCACGGACGGAGAGGCATTCGCGCGGCTACAGGACGCGCTGGAGGCCATGCACGCGCGCCAGCCATGCGAGGACTACCGCGCGGCTGTCCGCACCCTCCACACCGCTTACAGCCAAGGCAAAGCCGCGCCACGCTCGGCGCCGCCGCCGCGATACCAAGATGTCCGCATTCGCGTTGAGGTGATGGCGCCGGAGCCACCACCACGCGAGGCGCCGCCGGACTATTGGGAAGCCGAGCCGGTTATCGAGATTGAGGAACCAGCGCAGCCGGCAACGCATCTGACGGACAAGCCGGCATCGCCCGGCCTGCCTCTAGTCTACTGGAACGACATCCAGCCATCCCTCGAAACCGAGGATTTCGTCGAAGGCGTCCTATCCCGCCAGGCCATGAGTGTCGTTTACGGCCCATCCAACTGCGGCAAGACGTTCTGGGCTTCCGACCTGTCCATGCACGTTGCCACAGGCCGGCAATGGAACGGGCGCCAAGTAGATCCCGGCGGCGTCATCTACTGCGCCCTAGAAGGCGGCGCAGGCATCCGCAACCGCGTAGCCGCATGGCGCAAGTTCCACGGGCTTGATGGCGTCGAAGTCCCGTTCGCCATCATCCCGGTTACGCTCAACCTGCTTGACCCGCTAGCCGACGCCACGCGCGTCTGTGACGCCATCCACGCCGCCGCCCGCGAGTTCGGGGTGAGGGTCATGCTCACCGTCATGGACACGCTGGCGCGAGCTATGGCGGGCGGCAACGAGAACAGCCCCGAGGATATGGGCGCGCTCGTCACAAACGGCACCATGATCCAGCAAGTGACCGGCTCGCACCTCATGTGGATCCACCACAGCGGCAAGGACCAAGCTCAAGGCGCGCGCGGTCACTCAAGCCTTCGCGCCGCCACCGATACCGAGATCGAGATCGGGCGCCCGGACAAGGACAGCCCATCCACCGCGAATGCGACCAAGCAGCGCGAAATGGACATCGACGGCGAGTGGTCGTTCAGCCTCCAGAAGGTCGATCTAGGCATCAACCGGCGCGGCAAGCCGGTCACGTCCTGCGTGGTTCAGCCCGCCGATGGGGTTGCAAAGAGCGGTCCAAAACTCGCGCCCGGCGCGAAGTTTGCCCTTGCCGCGCTCCACGAAGTGATGATCGGAGGGGGACAACCGTCAATGTCCCCCTCCGTCCCCCAATGGGCTCGGGTGGTGCGTTTAGACGCATGGCGCCAAGCCTTCTACCAGCGCAGTCACCTCGATAATCCGCAGACAAAAAAGAAGGCTTTTCAGCGCGCAGTCAGTGACTTGCGGGACGCTGCTGCCATCGGGTTTCACGATGATTATGTCTGGATCGCAGATGCAAAAAAGCCTCTTTGACGATGGGGGACACGATGTCCCCCAGGGGACGTCCCTTGGGGGACAAAGGGGACATGTGTCTATAGACATGTCCCTTGTCCCCCTCATGTCCCCCCAGCCTGTCCAGGCCACCTACAAGCGGGTGCAGGACCGCCGCGCAGCCTTCGCCGCGTGGGAGGCAGCCGGATCGCCGTGGCCACCTCCGGCCGGGC